TTAATCAGTTACGTCAGTCTTTCCAAATTCAGAAATTGTTAGAGAGGGATGCTCGTGGTGGTACACGTTATACTGAGATTATTCGTGCTCATTTTGGTGTTATTTCTCCTGATGCCCGCTTACAGCGTCCTGAGTATCTTGGTGGTGGTTCTACACCCATTCAGATTAACCCCATTGCCCAGACTTCGGGCACTAACGCGTCCGGTACGTCAACTCCGCTCGGTAATTTGGCAGCTATGGGTACTGGTTTGGCGCACGGTCATGGATTTACCCAGTCCTTTACCGAACACGGCGTTATCATTGGATTGGTTTCAGTTCGAGCGGATCTTACTTACCAACAGGGTCTTCGCAAGATGTGGTCTCGTAGTACTCGTTACGATTATTATTTCCCTGCTTTTGCTATGCTTGGTGAGCAAGCTATTTTGAATAAGGAAATTTATGTTCGTGGTACTTCTGATGACAATAATGTATTTGGCTACCAAGAGCGATGGGCGGAATATCGTTATAACCCCGCTCTTATTACTGGTTTGTTTAAATCTACATCTGCTGGAACTATTGATGGCTGGCACTTGGCTCAGAAATTTACTTCTTTACCTACTTTGAACTCTACTTTTATTCAGGAGAATCCTCCTGTTGATCGTATTTTGGCTGTCGGCGCTGCCGCTAATGGTCAACAGTTCTTGTGTGATACGTTCTTTTCTAACCGCGTTGCTCGTCCTATGCCTATGTACTCTGTGCCTGGCTTGATCGATCATTTCTAATTGTCTTTTTTTATCCCTTGGGAGAAACCGATAGGTTTCTTCTAAGGTGAAAGGTTTTTATGGATATGTCTGCTGCTGTTTCTGGCGGTGCTGGTATTCTTGGTTATATTGGTCAACAACAGACCAATGACCGTAATGCTGACATGGCTGAGAAGAATAACGCTTGGTCTGCTGCTCAGTATGCTTCGCGTTATCAAACTATGACTAATGATCTTAAAGCTGCTGGTCTTAATCCCATGCTTGCTTATTCTCAATCTCCTGGTGCTGCTCCTACAGCTCAACAAGTTCAGTTTCAGAATCCTGTTTCTTCTGGTGTTCAAGCGTTTCAGCAAGCTTCTTCTGGTGCGCAGAATTTATCTTCTGCTAATCAAGCAGAGAAACAAGCTAATTTGATTGATGCTACTATTGAGAAAACTCAAAAAGAGACTCGTAATTTAGATGATGAGCAAACTCGTTTGCGTGCTGTTTATCATAATCTTGCTGAATCTTCTGCTTTAATGGCCCAACAGGGCCAGACTGAGGTTATGCGTCGTCAAGTTATGGATGCTACTGCTAAGAAGATGGTTACTGAGAATCTTATTAGTCGCGCTGAGTATGATGCAATGGTTAGAACTAACTTTTTCGGCGTTACTGCTCGTGAGGTTAAGGTTCTTTCTGATGTATCTTCTGAGTGGGTTGATAAACTACTTCCTTGGAAACAAGGTAAGTCAACTTCTCAGGAACATACTGATATTGTTCGTGATTCCCAAGGCCGTGAAGTCGGTCGTTCAACCTATCGTAATAAACGATGATTTTTTTGGAGACTTTTATGAAAACTTCTGCTGTTTTTCTTCGTACCCCTTACAACTATGACACTATGGAAGCTTCTAATGCTTCTGCCTTGTTATGTGAGGATCCTTCTTTGGCTCAACAACATGCTCGTGATGAATCTGATATCAACACGATTGTTCGCCGTTTTGGTCTTACTGGCGAATTGCCTTCTAATGTTCGTACACCTCAGTACGGTGATTTTCTGGAGGCTACTGACTATCACACTTCACTTAATGCTGTTCGTGCCGCTGATGAGGCCTTTATGCAGCTTCCTGCGGATATTCGTACCCGCTTTAACAACGACGCTGGAGCGTTCGTTGATTTCGTCTCTGACGATTCCAACCGTGCCGAAGCTGAAAAGCTCGGCTTAGTTCTGCCTAAGGCAGCTCCCAACCTCGCACCTGAACAAGGTGGCGAGGTAGCACAGTCTTCTACTTGATCTTAACTGTGCTAGGTGACACCTTTTTTTAACGACTGGAGTAATTTATGAACCCGCTAAAACGTCAATCTGTATCTAAATACAAGTCTGCTTCTAAGTTCCGTAAACATGCTTCGCATACTAAGAGTGCCAATTTGGCTCCTCCTCCTATGCGTGGTGGCTATCGACTGTAAGTCATGGCCTGCTTCCATCCGTTGCAGGCATATCAATGCTCGGATGGTTCAATCGTCTTTAGTGAGAGGAAAGGGGACGTAGTACGTTCTCTTTCTTTACCTTGTGGTCAATGTCGTGGGTGTCGCCTTGAGCGCAGCCGCCAATGGGCGGTGCGCTGTATGCATGAAGCATCTTTGCATGAGCAAAATTGTTTCATTACTCTTACCTATGATAATGACCATTGTCCAACGGACAGGTCTCTTAACTATGGTGATTTTCAGAGGTTTATGAAACGCTTTAGAAAGCGTTTTAAGGACTCTACTATCCGTTTTTATATGGCTGGAGAATATGGTGAAAAGTTTGAACGTCCACATTTTCATGCGTGTATTTTTGGGTTTAATTTTTCTGACCTTACACTTTGGAAACGTACTCCTTCGGGGTCTCTTATCTATCGGTCAAAATCCTTGGAAGATCTTTGGCCTTTTGGTTATAGTTCCGTTGGTGATGTCACTTTTGAGTCCGCTGCTTACGTAGCACGCTACGTTATGAAAAAACGCACTGGTAAGGGCGTTGGAGATCATTATGAAACTACTGATTTTGAGACTGGTGAAATTAAGGACCGCGTTCCTGAATTCAATCGTATGTCGCTTAAGCCTGGTATTGGTTATGAGTGGTATCGTAAGTTTTCTTCTGATATCTATCCCCATGACTATGTTGTGATTAATGGCCGTGAGAGTCGGCCTCCTAAGTTTTATGACAAAAAATTTGCTGATGACTTTCCCGAAGAATTTGAAGCCTTGCAGTTTCAAAGATTTGTGGATGCCGTCGACCGTTTCGACGACAATACCGATGAACGGTTATGTGTTAAGGAACAGGTACTTGAAGCTAAATTTTCTCGATTAAATCGTTCTATCGATTAACATTTTTGATTGGAAAATACAATGGAAACTTCTCCTCAAATTATTGCAATTCGCGATATAGTTCATGCTGCTAAGTTGTTAAGGCTTTTGAAAGCAAAAGAGTCCTTGATCGCTTCGCAACTTGAGTTTGTTCGCAATTATTTAAAGGAAAATGCGTAATGATTAATATCATTTGTTCTGTGAAAGACCGTGCTGCTGATGCTTTTGGTCGTCCCTTGTTTGTGCCTTCTGTTGGTTTGGCTATTCGTAGTTTTTCTGATGAAGTTAACCGTCAAGCTGATGACAATCAGATGTATCACCATTCTGATGATTTTGATCTTTTTGAGCTTGGTACCTTTGATGACTCTACTGGTATTATTGAATGCCATCCCATTCCTAAACAGCTTGCGTTGGGCAAGTCTGTAAAGGTTTAACCCTTGGGGCTTCGGCCCCTTTTTCTTTGGAGCTTTTATGCATCGCAATAAATCGGTGTCTACACACCAGTTCGCTATGATTCCTCGCGCAGAGATTCCTCGATCTTCATTTAAGATTGAAACTGCGCATAAGACTACTTTCAACGCTGGTGACTTGGTCCCTATTTACGTTGATGAAGTTTTACCGGGTGATACGTTTAATCTTCGTATGACTGCTTTTACCCGTTTGGCTACGCCTCTTTATCCCACTATGGACAATCTACATTTGGATTCGTTCTTTTTCTTTGTGCCTAATCGTTTGATTTGGTCTAATTGGCAGAAGTTTATGGGTCAACAAGATAATCCTTCTGACTCTATTTCTTATGTTGTTCCTACTACTACTACTCCTGCTAGTGGTTATGCTGTTGGTTCTATTTTTGATTACATGGGTTTACCTACTGTTGGTCAAGTGAACACTGGTTCTACTGTTACGCATAATGTTTTGCATTTGCGTGCTTATAATTTGATTTGGAATCAATGGTTTCGTGATGAGAACCTTCAGAATTCTGTCACTGTTAATATTGGTGACGGTCCTGATACTTATTCTGATTATTCTATTTTGAAGCGTGGTAAGCGCAAAGATTATTTCACTGGTGCTTTGCCATGGCCTCAAAAGGGTACTGCCGTTTCTTTGCCTCTTGGTACTTCTGCCCCTATTAAGTATGACCAATTTTCTGGTGGTACTGATGCTGAAAATAAATGGGTTGTTATGTCTCGTGATGGTGTTGGTACTAACCGTCTTGAGTATGGTGCTACACAGGGCGTTGTTACTAATACGCTTCCGGTCCCTTCTGCCTCGAATATGTATGCTGATTTGTCGCAGGCTACTGCTGCTACCATTAATC